TCGCAGATGCTGGAAGATTCTCCAAATCGATTTCGACAGGAGAATCATTCTGATCTGAAACTATTGCTTCATTTATAATATCTTCAATGGCACTGTCCACTTCTGGATGAAGTGCCATTTCTCTATACCTTTTTATTAACTCGTACTCTGACTTAAATACACCGTCAATATCAACGTACTGCCCATAGAATCCGCTAGACACATAATAGTCTGACGAATCCTCGTTCGATTGGGGTACAGGAGAAACGACGTTCTTATTCTGTTCGTCGTCCTTCTGGATTTTAAATCCAAATAATTTAGCCATTAATCACTACTGGGCTGTTCCCAGTTATTTATAAGTCTTTCTTAAGGACTATTCAGACTGACTGGTTATCAAGTCGGAAAGACTGGAAGCACCATTACCTTCACTCTTGTTATCCTTAGTGCCGAAAACGTTTTGTCCTTTACCGTTGAATACATCCCACCACTGGACTTGTAGGTCCACTGTGAACTCTTCAATAGAATCTGTTTGATCGTATGAAAGTTCAATAGCACTAATGTTAGTTGGGAATACTCCGTGGAACTTGTACTTTCTGAGAACTGGTAATGGAGCATCAGCAGGCTTAAGTTTGAAACCTTCTACCTCTTGAGCTCTACCTATTTGATTGACAAACATATCCTGTTGATACTCAGATGGTGTTACTTCACCAGTTGCGTTATCATGTTTGTTGATTGCGTTCATCCATCTCTCGAAAGCATCTCTGATTTTGAAATCAGTATCGTTGATGATTGTGATTGTCCAGACATCGAATGTTCTGTCTCCAGCAATCTTCAAATTTCTTCCTCTAAAAGGAACGTCAATTACGTTGATGTTAGATGCAGGGAGGTTTGCAGCTTTTACTAGAAATTTAGCTAACTCTTTAGCACCGCCTGAACTATTCTCCCCAAGAGCGCCTGGGAAGTTAAGTTCAACCTCAAACAAATTGGGTCTAGCACCACCACCGACGAGCTTCGATTTAAAGTCGTCGAGGGTTCTAGTTTCTAGTTTAGGTGTATTGGGATTTGCCATGATCTTTTGAGACCTCTTCTTGTGTATTTAGTAAATGGTTAGTGAGTTAGGCGGAACCAACTACTTCATCGAAACTGATGCCAGTTCTAGTTGCAACAAAGGTTAGACCAATGAAGTTGATAGAACGTGCAGGCTTCACGAAGATGTCTGCCTTAAATGTATTCGAGTCGATAACATCGGGAGTGTTATTACTTTCGTCGCAAATTACAACAAAGTCAGTAATACCTCTCTTTGCCTTGACATCACGGAGATATGGTTCAACGATGTTCAAGAAGTTAGTTCTTGTTAGATCGTCATTGAACTCAAACAACTGTGATCTTGCAGCTCTTTCGATAACACCTTCGATTGTTAAGAACAAACGACGAACGTTGATTCTATCAAAAGCAGATGCTTCTTTCTGTGCAGTCTTGTCCCCGAACAGAACAATACCAGAGCCAGGAGAGAATACCACAGGGTTGATTCTCTTAGGATAAAGAGCGTCTCTTTGTGCTTGAGATGGGTTGTATGCAAGTTTAATTGCATTGTTGATAGTTCCTCTAGTTGCACCAGCGGGTGAGAACCAAGGGAATGAGTTGATGGAAGTTCTTGCCATCAATCCAGCAATGTCACCATTCAGAGGAATGTATCTGAATGTATTGTTGAATCTATCAAATGTATATTTGTAACCAGAGTCAAATACACCATAAGATGTTGAAGTTAAACTATCGTAGAACTGTATGATGCTTGCAGTTTGGTTATCAGTGTCAGTTTTACCAACAACACCGTCTCTGTAAGGTGAGATACATGCAACGCAATCTTTTCTAGTAGATGCGATAGATAATAATTTGTTTGCTTTAGCTTGTGCTTCGTAAATGGATGCACCACTTGAAGGACCTTGAATGATGAAGTTAACTGAGTATTCAGCAGGGTTGTCAAGAATCTGATAAGAACTAACAACTTCACCTAATGTGCAAGCGAATCTTTCAGTTCCACCGTAATCCATTCCATCTTTTAGGGAGAATGTATTAGGACCTGCACCGTTAAAGGTAATTCCTTGACTTGGTTGTCCCCAAACACCAGTTGAATCTACTGTGTATCCACCCAGTGATGTATGCTTCAGACCAATACCTGGCTGAGCAACACCAGCAAAGATTTGATTGGAGAACTGTGCAATGTAATCTTTGTAGTAGATGTTTGTAGAAGGAGAAATCTGAGCATCAGTAGCCTTGGATAATCCAGTCCACTTCTCTACAATATTACCAGAAGTACCAGTTACTTTACCTGTGTCATCAACAACGACAACATGCACTTCGTCATTCTTAGAACTTCTTTCCTTAGCGTATTCAGAAGTTGAAGGTCTAGAAGCAATCTGACTCCAACGAATAGTTTGGTTTGTAAGTCCAAGAGTTTGTTGATTGTACCAGTCAACAACAGTGTTACCTTCTCTGAGGTAGATACCACTATCGATACCAGACATTACTTGGAATGATGTGTTAGCAAATGCAACAGTTGCCGCAGTGTCCATGATGATAACTGGAAGACCACCAGTTGTTGCATAGGAAACAATAGTACCAGAGTAACTTCCGTTAAGAGATCTGATTGTGTCGCCAGGTGCAGTCTTAAGTGTGTTTAGATCTGATCCAAATGAAATCTCTGTAGAACCAACACCAACTGCAGCGTTGAACTGAGTTCTTTCGATTTGAACAGATTGTCCAGAACTATTAAAGATCTTTAATTTATTTGGATGGTTTACTTGGTAAGCTGCATTTTCAAATTGAGTATAGATTGACTGAGAATAACCTTGGAAAGCATTAATTTCAGATCCTTCCTCGTAATCTACGGAAGTCCAAGTATCTGTAGTAACGTTATGTTTGGAAACAACCTTAACATCAACGAAACCAACACCGATTCCAGTAAGGATACCCTTTAAGTAACCTGTTTGAACACCAACTGTTCCATCTGTGTTTGCAACTTGAGATGAGAACGCAGCGGTAATACCGAATCCAACTGATAATCCTTCTGTACCGATTGCGACTCTTTGGTCAGCCTGTGCGTCAATAGTGCAGATCTTAAGATCGTTTGCCCAAGAGCCAGGTGATCTTGCAGCGTAGTGCCAAGTTGTAGGTGACGTATGATTGTTATAATAGTCTTCCTGTGAATTGACTTGTAAGTCGGTAACTGCAGCACCAACAGGCACGTTAGCGTTAGAAAGTTCTGTGTTGCTGCTTCTTAGTACTCTAAGAACTCCACCGTATGAAAGGTAGGAGGATGCAGTCATCCAGTACTCGTATTGTGCATCGGCAGTATAGGGTTTACCAAACGTTGCAAGTAAGTCAGCTTCGGTCTCGATCAATACTGGTGTATTAACAGGTCCTTTTGCGAAAGGTCCCGCGATAGCACCTACCTGATCAGCAATGCCGTCAATTCTTCCTACGGTTAGGTCAACCTCTCTTACCTTAACGCCTGGAGATACTAGATTAAGCGCCATGTTCGTGTTCCTCTTGGATCTCAGTTGTTTATCTGTTATTATTTAGAAAAATGACCTTTTCTGTGGGGAAATCGTACATGAACCCTCTACCAGTCAGGATAAACGTCTGGTTTTTCTCTCTTTCTTTTCTTCTTTACCCTATCAATAGTACAGGATTTGCACTCATATGAATATGATGATGGCAATACTCCTCTACTCTTTCTGGTTAGATAAAACCCTTCTGTAAGAGGGTATGTCCTATTACAGACTCTACACTTTCTCTCATGCAAGAATAAAATAGGATCGTCTAATTCCATCAGAGGTAATCCCACATGTATGATCTATCACCATATTCATCTACATTCCATCTAGTTCCTTCGTTATCTACAAATGATTGTTCTTCTTCCAATCCATCAGCTATGAATCCAAATGGTGCCATGTCTGCCTCTATCTGGTCTCTTTGATCGTCATAAACTCTCTTTCTTATATCATCGTCAGTCATCTCTTTGAAATAATCTTGCATCACCAACCATGCAAATATAACCAAACACATGGCAAGGTCATCATTACAACCTTCCTCTGCCTCGAATGAGTTTGCTTTTTCGATAAAGGTGGTGAGTTCTGCAATAATATTGTAATCATTGATAAGTAACTTATCAGATTCAATGAGTGTCTTGAGGTTCAAAGCGCCAATTTTCTTTACAGTCTTAGACATCTTGACTCCTAGTTGCACCTTACTACCAGAGAATCCTTGTCCTAATACTTGTCCAGCTCTACCTCTTACCGCAGTCATCAAAACGTTTTCGTATTCTAAATCATAAAAAAGTATCGATGCAATCTGATCTCCTATGTCATTTACCTCACATAGAATAAAAGCATTATTATATGCCTTAGCAAATTCTTGAATGACTGTAGGAAATAACATTGGTTTTATAGTGTTATTTCTATACTTAGCAACTACCCTGTAAGGAAATGTAGTGGTGTCAAAGACAATGAAAGCAGAGTAATCTTTCTCCACACCTCTTGCAACGTCTACCGTAATTGAATAATTGTGTTTATCTATTGGGTTTTCATATATCTCACCGCCTCTCTTTCCAGTATTGATTGGTTCATCATATACCATAGACTTCAACTTAGATGGTGAAATCAGTGTATCAACAGATCCTAAGAACTCACACTCAAACTCAACACGGAACTGTGCTTCTGATGTGTTCTTGATCGTCTGTTCTTTCCACGCTTCATCTCTGCCTGGCACTTCTGACCAGTGAACGTCTGTGGTGACGTATTCGTTTCTACCTAGTTCTGCATCATGCCACAGTCGGTAAAAATGATTCATACCTCGTGGGGTAGAAACAATAATTACCTTAGTAGACTTACCAGAACTAATAGTAGGATATACACTACTAAAGAAATCATCTGCTAAATGGTTGGCAACGAACGCAAATTCGTCTAAGAATATAATATTGAATGACATACCTCGAACAGCTGATGCAGAGGTTGATGCAGCAATGATCTTGGATTTGTTTTCCAATTCCATAGATCCCTTGTTCCATGCAATGATACCCTGTTGCATCCACTTGGGTAAGTTCTCATATGCAAT